CACGGCGTACCGGAGGCGGACGTCAAGGCCCAGGCGTGGGCGTGGGCGAAGGAGCGCGTACGCGACCGCGACGGCGACCGGTGCTGGCGCTGCGGAGCCTACGGGCAGCACGACGTCCACCACCGGCGGGGGCGGCAGTCCGGAGGCACCAGCGATCCCCGCGTCGCGTACGGCCTCGCCAACCTCCTCCTGCTATGCCGCGGCTGCCACCAGTGGGCCGAGGCGCACCTAGACGACGCCGCGGCGCGCGGCCTCCGCGTCCGCTCACACGACAACCCGGCAGACATACCCGTCACCGCCGCCGCGGGCGAGCCGGTCTGGCTCACCCACCGGGGCACTACCACGAAGGATCGACCATGAACCCACTGCTGCGTCCCGTTGCCGCCCGCCGAGAGGATCTGGCAGCGCTTGAGGAGGAGCGGGCGGAGAAGATAGCCGCCCGCAACTCCCGCATGATGAGCCTCTACGCGTCCGGAGTCCCGACAGCGCGGATCGCGGAGGCCGCGTCCATGACTCCGGCGTCCGTCCGGAAGATTAGCGGGCAACAGGGCGTCGCCCGCGGCGACGCCCGCGCAGTCACGGAGGCGGACGAGGTGAACCTCGAATGGCTCCGCAGCCTGCTCCTCGCCGTGGACAAACTCGACGCGAAGATAGCAGCCGCGCACGACGCGCGGAACGCGGCGATCCTCGCGGCCTCCGCGGACGGCGTCCCGCACCAGACCATCGCCAACGCTGCGGGCATCGGCCGCGCCCGCGTGTCTCGCCTCGTCAGCGAGGCATAGGCCCGGACATGACGAAGGGCGGCCGGTGCGCATTCCCCTCGCACACGGCCGCCCTCGCGCCCCACGCTATCCTACGTCGTCCAGCACCGTACCCACGGAGTCGTGTTGCGACCACGTCCGAACCTGCGCGGTGAATGAGGCCCAGTCTTGCCCCTTCGCGGCGTCGAACTGATCCCAGGTCGCCTCCGCCACGTACGCGCGGACGAAGAATCCGGCGGGCACGGCAGCGGACGCCTGCACCTGCGCGACGAACGCGTCGAGGTCCGCGTCCGGCACGGAGTCCTCACGGACCACGAGCGCGATCTCCCAGTCCTCCGGCCCCGGCATCGCCTCGATCTGCGGGTTGGCCGCACCCACGGACCGCTGCAGGAACAGGCGGGCGCGGGCGGCGATGTGCGAGTACGTGCCGACGGCGGGCACTCCGTCGTCTGCACGCGAGCGGAGGTCATCTAGCGCCACGTCCGGCGGGACGTTCCGCGTGTCCACGCCCATCATCTGCGCCAGCCAGAGGATGATGCGGTCCTCCTCCACCCGCTCCGGGTCGAACAGCGTCCCGTCTATCGCGTCCGTGAGGACGTCGCGGACGGCCTGCATGAGTCCGCCGGGTCCTTCGAGGTACTTGAGGAGCGGCAGCGCGGGGACCTGCTCCTCGTCCACCAGCCGGTAGACCTCCGGCAGGAGGTCGTAGAGGTCCCGCGCCGCATCCGTCGGAACGTACTCCGCCACCGCTCACACCTCCGTCGCCGTCACGGACAACAGGTTCGGGACGCCGCCCACGCCGGAGTTGACGAGCGTGACGTCCTCCACCGGCTGCCCGTCCGGCCCGTACAGGCGGACGTCCACAACGCGGGCGACGCCCGGCACGGCAGCCGCGTGCGCGACGAGGACGTTCCGGTAGACCTTCTCCGACCAGTCCCACTCCAGCGGCGTGAGATACCGCGTCACCCGGTGCTCTACCGCTGCGAGCACGTTCGCCGTCACCGCTCCGGAGTTGACGATGACGTCCACCTCGACCGATAGGTCCGTGACGTCCGGCGGGACCACATGAATCTTGAGGCCCGCGACGGCCTGCGCTGCGAGCGCCTGCCGGATGCTCTCACGGTCGCCGGTCTCCAGTTCTCCGGCGTAGCCGAGGACGGTCACCGTGACGTGGCCGGGTGCCTCGACGCCCGGCCGGGCCGGGTCCGCGAGCGACTGCGCGAACGCGCGGGCGACCCGCTCGTCCTCGATAGCAGCGAGGCTGAACTGGTCCGCCAGGACGATTGTGGACGTCATGCGGGCCATGCGCGCCGCGCCCCGGTTGAACAGGGAGTCGTCGTCCTCCTCGTCCTCACCGCCGAGGACGATGGAGCCGAGGCGGACGGAGTCCACGAACGGCAGCGCGTCCACGACTTCAAGCGGAGCGCCCGCCGCGACACCGTTGACCTGCGCCCCGTACTCCGTCGCCCGGATTGCGATGGTCGCGGACCGGCCCTCCGCGACGACAATCTCCCGCGCCTCCGTCGTCTCGAACTCCATGTCCTCACCCGTGTCCGGGTTCAGCAGTCGGAGCGTGACGCCGGTAGGGATCGTGTAGACCGGCTCCGTGGAGCCGACGGTGAACGTCGCCGTCGCCGTCGCGTACTGCCCCGGCGAGCGCGCGATCTTGTGCAGCGCCAGCAGCCGCTCGAACACGACGTCGGGGACGTCGTTGATCGCCACGAGTTCCAGGCCGAGGAGCATGGACATGGCCTCCAGGAGGACAACCTCCGTGTTGCCCGGCCGCGGCGTCCACTCCGGCAGCGCGTTCTCCACCCGCTGAATCGCCGCGTCTAGAATCTCCTCCTCCGTCGCGGACGGCACGAGGTCGAAGCCCGCGTACTCCGGAACGTCACTCGAAACTGTCATCGCTACGCCTCCACTCAAAAGTCACCACGGTCTGCAGGTCGCTCACCGGCTCGCTCGACACGCTCTCAACTTCAATATCCTCCGGCCCGTACGCGTCGAGGACGACCTGCACGTCCGCCGCGTCGATGCCCACATAGGCAGGGTCGGGGATACCGAAGTCGTCCCACAGCGGCCGCTCGCCGGGTCGCGTGTGGACGGCGACGGCGATAGCCTCCTGCACCTCCTCGTCCGACCCCGGATCAATCGTGGACACGGAGCCGTTCGTGGAGAGTCGGAAGGGGAATGATATGAGGCGCATGGTCCTATCCTCTCACCCGTAGTTGATCCGCGGCGGCTCGACGTCCGCGCCCGCCCGGACCGCCTCCGTGTAGTAGTAGTCCCGCTCCGACGTCACCCACCGGATCGTTTTCTCCAACCCCGTCACGCGCTCCCGGAGAAGGCTCACCGGGTCGTTCCGCGGGTCAATCTGGACGCCCGCCTGCACGGTAGCGTCCGCGGGCTTGTCCGCCGCGGCCTTCGACCTCCGCTCCACGAACCCGAGGATGCCCAGCACGAGCGGGGTGAGGACGCCGATGGACGCGACGATCTGCACCCATACGGCACCGTTCACCTCCACCAGTCATCCCCCCGCCCGCTTCGCCATGAACGCGGACTTCATGCGCTCGTACGTCAACTGCCCGACGCGCGCTGCCGCCCCGGCGAACAGCGCACCGAACGCGAGGACCGTAATCGTCGGGAACGAGTCGCCCACGAACCCGATGAGGAGGGAGGCGAGATACATGCCGTTCGCCACCACGAGGCAGACGGCCGCCGCCGTCTCCGGCACCGCCCACTGCATCCTCGCGCCGGACACGCCGCGGAGGGCGAGGACGGTGAACGCGCCGAGGAACCCGCCGACGACGTACAGCAGCACCCACGGCAGGAGGAGCGTGGGGCCGAACACTTCCGGGAACGCTTTAGGCGTCGTGATGCCGACCGCGTGGCCGAGGCCCAGAACGCCCTGCATGACGTAGACGGCGACGCTCATAGCGTTGTTGGGCGACGCGACGACGCTAACGCCGTGCTCCGCGTACTCCCGTTCCCACCGCCTGCGAACCGCGCTAGGTCCCATCATCTTCTGATCCTCCTGCCATGAGCGACACGAGGGCCGCCTCCGCCGTCGCAAAGAACACGAGCACCACGGAGGACGGCGTCGCCGTGAGCGTGTCGGGGATGAGCGCGAGGACGCCGAACAGTCCCCAGATGAGCGACACGAGGAGCGCGGACGCCTCCATGTCCCCCCGCCGCCCGGTGAAGGACATGATGAACAGCCACAGGCCGACGATGACGAACGCGAGGCCCCACGACTCCGGCGGGAACGCCGACACATGCCCCGGCAGCCGCTCGCGGTGGACCGTCGGCGCGACCAGTTGCACTAGGCCGAACCCGACGGCTGCCAGCGCGCCGAGCGCGCCGAACGCCTCCGGCGCGTTAGACGCGAGAATGTTCCGCCACAGATACCACCGCGCCAGGCGGTCGTTCAGCGTCCTCACTGCGCTCACCGTCTCAGGCGTCCGGCCCCGCGTCCGCGTGCGGGCGGGCGGCAGTGCCGGGCGAGTAGGAGTCCGGCGTGGACGCCCAGCCGAGGAGGACGCCGATCTTCGGCCACCGCTGCTCGACGGCGCGGATGAGGACGTAGTAGACGGCCGCGAACAGGCCGCCCAGGAACTCCGTCAGCCCGGCGAGCGCCGCCTCGTCCAGGCCCACGCCGTAGCGGAGGAGGGCGGCGGCGAGGTAGCCGACGATGATGGGGACGATGGTGCGGACGATGGACGGGGCCGCGACGGACCCGGACTGCGTGTGCATGTGATTCTCCATTCTCGTTGTCATTCTGCGGGCGTGTCGCCCGCGAGGTACAGGACGGAGGCGCGGAGCGGCGTGGCTGCCGCGGCCTCGTCTACGCCTTCCAGCCGAAGGCCGGATGCGGGATCGGCGGTGAGCGAGCCGACGCGCGCCCCGGAGTCCGTGAGGACGTTCCCCGACGCGTGCGCTACGGGCGCGTATCCGGCCGGGAATGCGACGAGCGGGTCCGCGGTAGGGTCCGCGCCCGTTAGGCCCGTATTGGGCCGCAGGGACGCGGAGACGACGGGGCCGCGACGGACGAACCGGACCGCCCCGCCGATAGCGGGCGCGTCCACGTCCGTCTCCGACTCCTCGACGGCACGGTCCGCTGCCGCCTCCGCACGGTCCGCTGCCGCCTCCGCGGCATCCGCTCCCTGGGAAGCGAGGCCCGCGGCCGTTTCCGACGCCTCCGAGGACTGCGAGGCCCGGCCTGAAGCCTCCTCCGCGGACGTTACGGAGGCGGCCGCGGCTGCCTCCGCAGACTCCGCGCGGCCCGCGGCTGCCTCCGCGTCACCCGCCGCGCCCTCCGCCGTCTGCGCGTGACCGCCCGCGGCCGTAACGGACTCGGACGCCTCACCCGCGCGAGCCTCCGCAGCGGACGCGGACGCCCCGGCAGCCGTAGCGGACCCCGCCGCTGCCTCCGCAGCCGCCTCCGCGTCCACTGCGCTGCCGGACGCCTCCTCCGCCAGCGCCTCGACGCGCGACTCATGCGCGGCCGCGCCGTCACGCGCTTCACCCGCTGCCGCCGCAGACGAGGACGCCGCCCCGGCCGCAGCCTCAGCAGCCACCCGCGCGTCATCCGCACCGCCCACGACGGACACGGCAGACTGCTCCGCCTCCTCCGCACCAGTGCGAGCCGCCTCAGCGCGCGCCGCCGAATCCGCCGCCTCGACAGCCGAGTCTGCCGCGTCCTCGACGCGCGCCACCGTCACCTGCATAGCGACGTGAGCGTCACCGGCCGCCGCAGCCGCGTCGTGCGCAGCCGCCACAGCCTCCGCCCGCGCCTGCTCGAACAGATGCCGGTCCTCCTCCAGGAACTCACCACGCGGGCCGCGGACGTACACGGTCCCCGCCGACGGGTCACGGCGCAGCGTCACGTGGTCAGCGAGCGCGACGACGGTGCCCGGCTCCGCGGGGACGGAGAACGGGACGAGGCGGAGGTCCCGCCCGTGCTCACCGATCCGCACGCGCGGGACCACGAGGCACGTAGCGCCCTCCCACGCGGGCAGGACCGTCCCGGCCGGGATGCGCCCCTCCGCGTCGAGGTCCACGACGACGGGGCCGGTCACGGCGACGCCGGAGTCCTCCGGCAGCGCGGCGTGCGCGAGGCGGAACTCGATCTGCCCGCGCAGCGGCTCCGCACCGCCCCGCCCGTCCGCGAGGACGAACGGGGCGGGCAGGATAGAGAACGTGCCGCCGCTCATTAGAACGTCCCAGCGTTCAGCGCGCGCTGCAGGGCCTTCACCGTGGCGGGGCCGATGTTGCCGTCCTGCCGGACTCCGACGCGCCGCTGGATGCCGCGGATCGTCGCCTTCCCCATGATGCCGTCCTGCCGCGCTCCGACGCGCTTCTGGATCGCCCGGACGGTAGCCCGCCCGCGGATGCCGTCAGCCTTCACGCCGAGCGCCTTCTGGAGGGCGCGCGTCGTCGCCTTCCCCCACTTGCCGTCCACCGTAAGGCCGGACGCTGAGGGGGCCTTCTTGCGCGTGTCGAGGTGCTTCCACGTCGCCTCGCCGACGAGGCCGTCCGCGGCCACACCGGCCCGCTTCTGCAGCGCCTTCACCGCCGCCGTCGTCGCCGGGCCGAACACGCCGTCAGCCTTCACGCCCACCGCGGTCTGGATGACCTTGATCCCGGCGCGGTCCTTGGAGTGGTAGCCGGAGTGGTTCTTGGAGTTCTTCGACTCCTCCCCCGCCCAGTGCCCCGCGGGCCACGGGAACGCCTCACCGGATGCCGCCTTCACCTTCGACCCGCCGGAGGACTTGCCGCCGCCTCCGGAGGAGGAGTTGATCGCTGCCCACGTCTTAGCGCCGACGATGCCGTCCGCCGCCAGCCCGCGCTGCCGCTGGAACTTCTTGACCGCGGTGACGGTCGCGGGGCCATAGTAGCCGTCAGCCTTCACGCCGACGGCCTTCTGGATGCGCTTGACCGGCTCGCCCTTGTGGTACAGGCGGACCGTCGGAGTCTTGCCCGTCACCGTCTTGTACGTGGAGCCGCTGCCGCCCAACTTGACGTCGTCCGGCTTCACGCCTCCCAGCACCTTCGCAAAGTGCTTCGCCGTCGCCGCGCGGCCCGCACGCGCCCGCGCCCATGTGAACTCGACGTGGATATGGTCCGTGTGCGAGGCGACGCCGTTGTACTTGCGCCAGCCGGAATGCGGGTAAGAGGAGGACCAGATGCGGCGATTCCAGATGACGCACTGGATGCCGAGTTCCTTGGAGTACGCGACGAGCGCGTTAGCGAGGGCAGTGCCGTATGCGGCACCGTACGGCCGGATACCGAAGTCCGCGGCCCGGCCCTCACCGTGCAGCGACGTCGTCCGCCCGCCCCGCACCGTCCGGCAGTTGTAGATGCCCGTGTTCACGCCCCCGCGCGAGCGGTACGCGGCCAGGAAGTAGTCCATAGCGCCCCACGCGCCCGGCTGCGGGCCGGACGTGCAGGAGCGCGCACCTTCGTAGGCTCCCGTATAGATAGCCACGCGTCAGCCCTCCTCGACGTCGTCGGTCAGTTCGTCCTCCGCGGAGGGGATGACGACCTCCGCGAACTCGTCTGCGGGCGGCTCCGCGCCCGGCACGTCCTCCGGCTCGTACGAATGCCCCTCGTCCAGGACGGGGTCCTCCTCCGTGTCCGTATCCGGATCGCCGTAGACGTCAATGACCTCGCTGGGGTCCAGGTCCACCAGGACCTCCTCGTCCGTCACCGGGGCGTCCCCGTCTGCGGGCGTCGTGTTGTCGCTCATGCCGTCCTCCTCGTCCGCGTTCTGATCCCCTACAGGATGCCAGCGGTCCGGAGGGCGGTGTGGGACGGGAGGAACGACGAAGGCCCCGCCCCCGGTGAGGGGCGGGGCCTAGCGGGCCGTGTCTCAGACGATGCGGGCCTTCGACGGACGGGAGTAGAAGCCGAACGCCGGATCGTTCTTGGACGCCTCCGCGCGGGCCGTGAACTCCACGCGGCTACCGGCCTCGACGTCGTCCAGGATCACATTCGGGACGGTGCCGTACAGGCGGAACCCGCGGTCATCCTCCACGACTATCTTGAACGTCGTGCCGAAGTCCGTATCGACGGACTTGATGCTCCGGACGGTGCCGGTGATGACGCCGCGGCCCTCGACCACCGGGGCCGCCTTCTCCTCACGCTCCGTGACCTCACCGGCGACGCGGAACGCGGCCGCGACCTGCTTCTCCGTGAGGGTGCCCTTCGTCGCGAGGGACGCGCGGAGGCTCGCACCGAAGTCGCCGGGCAGGGCCGCCAGCGCGTCCGCCAGGCCCTCGTGCTCCGCGAGGAACGCGGCCTTCTTGGCCTCAGCCTCCGCGCGCTCCGCGTCCGCCTTCGCCACGCGAGCCGCGCGCTCCTTCTCGTTGCGGAGCATCTTCCGGTTCATGCGGTTGACCGTCTCGCGGTCCCGGCGGCGCTCCTCGCCCACCGTCGTGTGACGCGCAACTCCGGCACCGTCGCACTCGAAGCACACGCCGCCGTTGAGGTGGACGTACATGCTGAGGATGCCCGCGCCGCCGCACCGGCCGCACCGGATCGCCAGCGCCTCGTCGTCCGCGCGGCCGGTGTAGTAGTCCTCGTGGGCGACGGGGGTGAGGCCGAGAGCGATGAGGGCCTTCTCGGTGGGGGTGAGGTTCTGCGTGGTGTTCATGTCCGGCTCCTCCGGGTTGCGTCGGGGCTTGTTCCCCTTGATGCCTCTAATATTACACGCCGCCCGGAGCGGACGCAACTCCGGTAACGGCGGCGGCCCCGCCCTCCGCGAGGAGAACGAGGCCGCCGGGCGTCACGTGTACGCGCCCCAGTCGGTCGGGGGCGGCGACGTCACGGGGTACGTGAGCGTGCCGCCACCGGCGTCCGGATACGTCGCGTTCGACTCAAGGCACCGGAACACGCCGCTCGTGTTGATGCTCAGCACGCCTCCGCCTCCGATGTTCACGTTGTGGACGAGCGTGCCGTCCTCCGGCCGGAGGCCCGGCGGGAGTTTGAAGTCCGGGTGCAGTTCGTGCCCGCCCGAGAATCCGGGTCGGGCTACCGTCCCGTGGAAGCGGATCACCGACACCGTCACCATGTTCCCGATGCGCCGGACGCCGATGCGGGCGTTCACGTTCGTCCCGTACGTCGGGACTGCGCCGGAGTTCATGTTGACGAACTTCGGCCCGTACTTCGTCGTCATAGCCGCGAGCGCGTTCTGCATATCGAACGTCCGGTCGTCCAACTCCCCGAACAGAGTGTTGAGCGCCTGGTCCCCCGCGTCTACGTACTCACGGTTCGCCACGTCCGTCGTCGCGGACGGCGTAGCCGCCTTGAACCTGCCCGCGGAGTCGCGGAGCACCAGCCGGTTCGCCGTCGCGTTCGC